CCGCAGTGGCGTCACCACCGATGCCGAGCAACTGCATGATCTGCTGTTGAGCAGTTAAGCCAGCCTGACGGAACGGTTCTTGAAGCGCAGTCTGCTTCTCAAACATCTCGCGCTGAACGGCAGCAGCGTCTCGCGCGGCCTGCGCTTGCGTGTTGGCAGCTTTTTTAGCCGCGCTCGATGCGATAAGACCGCCGCCAACCGCGCCAGCGGCGCCGATACCTGCTGCGATTACTGCTGGGGGCATTTTGGTAACTCCATCTTATACAAGTCGTAAGCGGACCCTAAGGTGTATATCATCTCGCCTGTGGGTTGCATACCCCCTCGTCGCGCGTAATACGCAACGCTACGGGCGCTCGGCGAAATACGCGCCCAAAGCATTTGTACGCCCTTATCAACCGCATAATCTATAGTAAACTGTCGGGCTTGCGCAGCCCATTTACCGCGGCCTTCTGGCAATACAAACACATGCACTTCATAGACGCCCGGCGCTGACCATACCAATACGTAGCCGCCGTGTTCGCCCATCAAAAACAAATTGTCGCCGTTCGCTACGGCGTCAGTAAAGTCTAACTCACCTAACTCTGCGTGCCCGATATAGGGCCGAACGTCGGGGTGGTTTCCCACCTTGTTAATCCGGTCCACATCAAAGCACCGCTCAAGCATTAGCTAACCAGACGGCCTGACGCACGAATGTTGATGGAGGACGCCGTGCCAGCGATTGTCGAGATGAAACCACCGCTGGGTAGCACATGGCCAACCAGTTCAGGAAACGTATACGTCTCGGTTGGCTGAAGCGTTTTGGTCTTGACGATCAAGTTGTCGTTGCCCGTGCTGCCCGCAGGCGAGACAAGATTAACGCTGATCGTCGCGGCGGCGGTGTTGTAGTTCGTCGCCGTGAACTTGTCGATGATCGTCTGCACGCCGTTGGACGTGTATTGCGTCGTCTGTGCGTTCTCAGCGGTCTTCGCTGGGATGATATTGCTAATAGTAACGGCCATCTTAAACCTCCATGGCGCTGATGTTATCACTCACCGTCAGGATGATAGGCGGCACTGCCGGATGCACGGCTGTTGCGGTGTCATACAATATTTGAACGGAAGTGTCGTCAACTTCCCACATAATTTCAATGTAGTCACCAGCGTTAAGTTGAACCAGATAATTCCATGCTGACACAAGTTCTGCGTCATTGCCCTGAATACGCACTTGCCCCGCGCTGTCGGGCACATTCACACCGTTTTTGCGTAGCCAAATCCAGACTAGCCCCACCCCACCAGACGTTTTATCAAGCTGTGCGGAGAATTGGACGTTGTAAACATTTGGGCGGTCAACGTATATCCGCGACGTTGGCGATCCAATATAAACGCCTTGGGATAAGTCGGTAGTGTTGAGCGTAACCGCATAAGCGGTATTGATCGCCGCTGCCGTCTGCGTCGTCGTATCGTAGAACGACCCGTAGCGAGGCGTGCGGTATTCCTTGGGTGGTGGCGCTACGGCCAGCGCCTGCAACTGCGACTGAATGACTGCAATGTCATCTTCTGTAGCCGTCGGCGGTAAGACGCCTGTAGTCTGCGCCAGAGCGTTGACCTTAGCATCCACGCCCGCTGTAGCCGTGCAGCAATCAGGGGCGCTTTCTACCGTCTGCGTCAACTCACCCAACATGGCGTCATACGACGCTAACAACGCATTGGTGTCAGGCGCAAGCGACGTTTCGTCTTGATTGTCCTGCGTCGCTGTCAGCAGCGACAGAAAGAACCGATACCATTCACGGCTAATCGCGCCGGATCGTTCGTCAATAAACGCGACGCGGGGCGGTGTAAGCTGTGTAGGGTTGATCGGCGAATACGCCATTAGGCACGCGTCCCGCTCAGGAGCAATTCCGCCCCCATGATGTAGATGCGCACAGGGTCAGTGCCGGACAGTTCGTACACGCGGTCACGGATTTTCATCGTCGCGCCAAGGCGACGCCAAATCGTGCGATAGCCCGACCGGCCAATCTTGCCCATCGACTTCCAATGTTCGTTCGACCATGTGTGGCCGCCATCGTCCGACCAGCGCAGCATAACTTGCGGGTCGTTTCCTTGGCCCAGCACTAACCCGACGCCTGTTTCGCAGTCTAGCTGCATGGAGTGCTGGATTGTACGGGCAAGATTGTTAGCGCCGGTTGGCAGCGCGCGCCATGACCGTAGCCACTTCTGCGGTGCGCCATCGTCGGCGTACACGTTCAGGTCAAACGCGTAGATTTTGCCGTTCTGATAGTCGCCTACCACATTTGTGGCATTGTAGAACATCTGGCAGTTGCCACGGTGACGGTTGAACGCGCCATTCTGGAACGACGCCCGCTCATGCCATGCGCCGGTCGCCACATCGAACACCCATGTGGTGTTGGCGGTCGGGAAGTTCAGAACGTAGAAACTATGGCCGTCTTGCTGGTACGTGTAACCGACCGCATCCTCAAGATTAGCGTATTCCTGCAACTGCCATTCGATGGCGTGCGTTGAGATGCGCTGGCCCATGTAGCCTGCGGCCCGATAGACCATACCCTGACCGCGGGCATCCTTGCCGAGCCAGTAAATCTGGTTGTCCATCTTGGCGATGCTGTAAGGGGCTGCGCAGCCAAGTTCGTTGAACGCGCCCTGAATGCGGGTCAGCGGGAAGTCGAGCAACCCAGCGTCGTACCAGACTTCGGTCGAGTTGGTGCCGTAAACCCATACTTCGCGGTGATCGACGAAGATAGCGACCACATTATCTGGGTTGCCTTCAGCGCTGGCAAAGTCCAGCGGATCGACGCTGGTGCCGTCGAGCAACTGCGTCACCCAAATCTTTTGGCTGTTAGGTTCGTTGAACACGAAATAGCCGTCGATGTAGCCAACCGTCACCGCGCCGGGGAAGTCTGGGTCGGTGATCTGCTGGAACACGTCGGTGCTTGAGTTATAGATGTAACCCTGCGGGTTGGCCGCGATGAATAGCTGCGTACCGTTGTCAGCCATGCTGACCGAGCCGCTGCCCGCCACAGTCCCTTTAGCGACGGCGGTCCAGTTGCTGTCGATCTGGTACAGCGTATTTCCTGAGACAGCATAGCCATAATCGCCGAACTGCCACAGCCCGCGGATCGGCCCGATGCCGATGGTGGCCAGCGCGGTCAGACCCGGCGCGCGTTGGAGGAACGCTGGTTCCTTGCCGCCCTCGGGAACGATCTCGGGGAACAGATTGACCATGCGGTTGTCTGCGGCGTTGACGCTGCGCGCGACATACGCCGACCCTAGGATCGGCGTCTTCATTAGTAGTTACCCGCGTAGACGTTGAACCGCTGACGCGTCGCCACAAGGCTGTACGGCATCGACATGATGTCGTCAGGGTTGTTGATGCGCTTGAGGTCACGCTTAGATGTCATCGCAATGCGCGACACCTGCGGGCTTGGCTCAACGCCAAACTCCGGTGCCATCTCGCACGCAAGATTATAGCGAAACGCCCGCAGATAGCCGGGCGGGAAGTGCAGTTGAGTTGCCAGCGTTGCGGGTTGCGTCAACTCTTCGACCGAGATGAAGTGCCATTCCAAGTCGCGCGTCGGGCGCGGGTAGACGTACATGTCCACGTCTGGGAACGTGTTGTTGACGAAGATAACCTGCGGGTATGTGGACGTGACGGTCTTGACCGCGATGCCATCATACTGCTGCTGGTTGATGAATTTGATGCCGTAGCTGACGCCGGTGCCGGGGTCTTTGAAATATGTAGCATCGTCAAGCAGCACGGGGCGGTTGCCGACGAAGTCGCCAGACGGTCCGAGTGTGCGGTTCAGCAGGCCAGCGGGCCATGTGAACACCTGATCTTGTGTGGAGAAGACCGACAGCCGTTCCGTATTCCAGCTGTCGATCATTTGTTGCATCGCCGCCAATGCGTCCTGAGACGTTTCAGCCGAAGGAACCTCACCCTCCGCTAAAACGCCTAGCAAACGTAGCGTGCCGTTAATAATGTCACCGGCTGTCGCCATCGGTTAACCTTCCTGCGTTGCGCGTCGGCGTCCGCTGGGTTGCGGTGCCAATGCGTTGACAGCTTCCGCTTCTTCTTCTTCCTCGAAAGCTGGTTCGTCAGGATCATAGCGCATCCAGCCGTATGTTTCATCATAATTCGCTTCATCTTCAGAGATAGCGACTTTGGCTCCGTGCGTCGGATGAACCATGTAAATGACAGCCATAAAAAATCCTTAAAATGGACGGCCCGAAGGCCGTCCACCGTATTAGCTGATCGCCATGAACTGCCACTTCGTGCCGTCTGCGTAGAACAGCTTGCCGCGGCCAGTTGCATTGGTCGTAATGCCAAGCGAACCAACAGGGGCCGAAGTGAGAGTGGAGTTGGCAGTGATCGCCGTGCTGAGAATGTAAACGCCTGCGTTAAGATTGGCGGCTACTTCGTCACCTGTTGTTTCGATTACAGAAGCAACCACACCGCCATTGGCGACGATAGCGCCGCTAACAGTGACGCTTTCAAACTCAGGATCAGCGTAAGCAACGCCTACTGCTTTAGTGTTAGGCATAATAACCTCCTGAAAAGGTTGCCCCGGCATTAAGCCGGGGCAGACCCATTAGCCAGCGATGCGGTACAGCGAGTACGTGCCGTCGCCGGTTTTCACGGCGCGGAACAACACGGACTTGCTTGCAACGCCAGCACCGGAACCGACCAGCGTCCAGCCTGTGCCGGCCGTGAGCGTCGGGACGCCCGTGCTGGTTGCGACCAACGAGATGTCGAAGCTGGAGTTGACTTTTGCGCTGCTGATTTCAGCGTCAACGCCAGAAGTACCTGTGACGGCTGGCAGAGCCAGATCGGCGGTGCTGCCGGACGTGTAGACGATGATGCCCTGCTCAAGATCGAGCACGGTCAGAGTTGCAGCCGCTGTGTAAGCGGTCGGAATGGCCTGAACACCAAGCGTAGCTTCGTTCAGGTTGCCATCACCAAGCTGGTAGCCACCAGCACCATTAGGAAGAGCCATGATAGTAATCCTTGTAAAAGTTGGCCCCGACCAAAGCCGGGGCCGTTATTAGATTAACCCCAGATACGGCAAGCCATCTGCGGACGGATCGTGCTGTAGCCGTACAGAACGTCAATACGGCAAGGCAGGCGGTCGTTGTTGATGTCGTACTGACGAACAACGCGCAAGCTGATGCCGTTATGCACCTGACGCGACGCCATATCGACGCCCTGCGGAAGCAGAAGGTCGGCGGTGGCGAAGGTGATGGCGTCCTTGTGGTAGACGAGGTTCTGAGCGTACTGGCCGCCCGAAGCACCGACGAACACAACAGCCTTGCCGTTGCCCGGCAGAGCGTTGACAGTGGCAAGCGCGTGGTTGGCCGAATACATCGGAGCAACCGTGACGTTACCAGCGCCAGAGCCGTTCAGCGTAACCGTGGCGAGAGCCACGAACTGGAACAGCGAACCTGTGCTTTCGCGGGTCTGCGGGTTGACAGCATAGCAGTCAGCAACCGTGAACACGTCGCCAGCCTTGACGGTGTCGTTCGCGCCAGCGCCGGTGATGGCGATGGTCGTTGCACCTTCAGACGTGACAGCAGCCGAGGTCGAACCGCCGGTTGCATCGCGCGTGCCGCAGGTGAACTGCTTGATCGACTGCGACATGTTGACTTCGTCGAAGCCAAGCACGCCCATGCCCATCATGCCGTTCTTGAACTGCTTGCTGATCGTGTCGGTGGGGTTGAAGAGACCCTTCATACCTTCGACGAGGCCAGCGTTTGCAGCCGGATTGACCGTCGCGTAGCGCGGCGACATCACAGCGGCGTTTTCGTTCAGCTTCTGCTGCGCCTGCAACAGAACGAGCGACGTGGCGGGCGTGATGCCCGGCGTGCCGACCGAGTTGCCGATGGTGGCGTATGCGTTTGCAACGTCAGCGTCGATGCTGGACGCAAGCTGCGAAATACGCGGCTTGAGAACGCGCTCGGCGAAGTCATCCAACTGCATCGTCAGTTCAGCGGTCGTGAAGTTCACGCCGATGTGCTTCTGGTTGGCAACGGTCAGCGTTGTGAACTGTTCGTTGTCATCCTGCACCTGAAGCGCGGCACCGTCGGTGACGAGAGCACGGTCAGGCAGACGAATGCGCAGCGTGGAGCCGATCTTGGCGCCTTCGACGGCAAAGCTGTCGTCATACTGGCGGTTGACGTTACGTGTGAGCACGAGGTTGTTCTCGAGGATTTCGAGAGCCTTCCGCGTGATCATGTCAATAGTAAGAATTGAGTTAGACATGGTTAAAGCCCTAAATTAGCGGTTACGTTGTGCCTCGTACTTCTTGACCTGCCGTAGCCGTTCCGCTTCGA